GAGATGAGACTTGGGATGATTTTCTAGATGGTGATAATGATATAGAATCTGTTAAAATGTATATTTACTACCAAACTAGATTAGGATTTGATCCACCTAATACATCATTTATATTAGATGCTATGGAAAGAAGACTTGAAGAGTTGTCATGGAGATTAAACACGCAAGTTGAAACTAGAGTAGAGGTTGAAGAACCAGTTGAACCTATAGAATAAGGAGGTGGTCATATGTATGAACAAGTAGATGAGTTCCTAAAACATTATGGTGTATTAGGGATGAAATGGGGTGTAAGAAAGGGTTCGTCATCGAGTTCAAGACGTAAAAAATCTTCTAGTAAAAGTTCTGATGCTAGAAAAACGGATGAATTAGCTAAAAGAGGAGCTAAGAACTTATCCGACAAACAATTAAGAGCTGTTAACAATAGACTTAATATGGAAAAACAATTTAATAGTCTAACAGCTAAACAAAAATCTAAAGGTAGAAAGTTTGTAGAGGATGTGTTAGTCAATGCATCTAAAGAGGCTTTAAGGAATTATGCATCTAAGGAAATGACAAAAGCATTAGAGAGTACATTAACTAAGAAGACAGGATAGGTGATTTAAATGGGTTTATCTAATAAGGCAGTTCCTATATATTATGGACGATTCAGAGAGCAAGTAATGAAAGGTGAAATACCTATATGCCGAGAAATAGCTATGGAAATGAATAGAATAGATGATTTAATAGCTAATCCTGGAGTTTACTATGATGATGACGCTATAAACGGTTTTATAAAGTATTGTGAGAATGAATTAACCTTAACCGATGGTGGAGATTTGCACTTATTAGATACTTTTAAATTATGGGCTGAACAACTATTTGGATGGTATTATTTTGTAGAAAGAAGTGTGTATGAACCATCTAATGATGGCCATGGCGGAAGATATGTACAAAAAACTATTAAAAAACGACTCATAAATAAACAGTATTTAATAGTAGCCAGGGGAGCGGCTAAATCTATGTATGGTTCCTGTATACAGAGTTTCTTTTTAAACGTTGATACCTCTACTACACACCAGATAACTACAGCTCCAACAATGAAACAGGCAGACGAAGTTATGTCACCTATAAGAACTGCCATAACAAGAGCTAGAGGACCATTGTTTGAGTTCTTAACCGAGGGTTCATTACAAAACACAACAGGTTCTAGAGCAAAAAGAGTAAAATTAGCATCCACAAAAAAGGGTATTGAGAATTTTCTAACTGGATCTCTATTGGAAGTTAGACCTATGAGTATTAATAAACTACAAGGACTACGTCCTAAGGTCTCGACAGTCGATGAATGGTTATCCGGTGATATAAGAGAAGATGTTATAGGTGCTATAGAGCAAGGAGCTTCTAAATTAGATGACTATTTAATAGTAGCTATGAGTTCAGAAGGAACTGTTAGAAATAGTAGCGGCGATACAATCAAAATGGAACTAATGGACATTTTAAAAGGTGAGTACGTTAACCCGCATGTATCTATATGGTACTATAAGTTAGATGATGTCGAAGAAGTTAATGATCCGGCTATGTGGTTAAAGGCTAATCCTAATTTAGGAAAAACTGTTACTTACGAAACATATCAATTAGACGTTGAGAGAGCTGAAAAAGCCCCCGCGGCAAGAAATGATATATTAGCAAAGAGATTTGGCATACCAATGGAAGGGTATACCTACTTCTTCACTTATGAAGAGACATTACCTCATAGGAAGAAGACGTTCTGGCAAATGCCTTGTGCGTTGGGTGGAGACTTATCTCAAGGAGATGACTTCTGTGCATTTACTTTCTTGTTCCCTATTTCGGACGATGTATTTGGTGTGAAAACTAGATGTTACATATCATCATTAACGCTTTCTAAATTACCACCAGCTATGAGGATTAAGTATGATGAGTTTATGAATGAGGGTAGTTTAAGAGTTCTAGATTGTACGGTTCTTGACATGATGGAAGTGTATGAAGATTTAGAAAAGTTTATTATAAGTAAAGAATATGACATTAGAGCATTTGGGTATGACCCTTATAACGCCAAAGAATTTGTTGGCAGATGGGAAGCTGAGAATGGTCCATTTGGAATAGAAAAAGTTAGACAAGGAGTTAAGACTGAGACGGTACCATTAGGAGAACTTAAAATATTAGCCGAAGAAAGAAAGTTATTATTTGACGAAGCTATGATGCAATTTACTATGGGTAATGCTATAACATTAGAAGATACAAATGGTAATAGGAAATTATTAAAGAAAAGATATGATCAAAAAATCGATAGTGTGTCAGCTCTTATGGATGCATATGTTGCATATAAGGCAAATAAAGACATGTTCGATTAATAAAAAGGAGGTTTATATGGACAAATTTACATCGAAAGAAGTAGAACAGCTTAATAAATTACGATATTATGCTAAAGAAATGAATCTTGGAGAAAAACTTAATTCTCTAATTCCCAGTATGGATACCCCCGTAAATGCAATTAAAGCTTCAGAAACTTTAACGTTCACAGGTGTTGTAGAGCATGGTGAAACACTTACTATAGGAGAAGACGTGTATCAATTAGCCGCAGATGTTGACGGTTTAGTAGTTGATGCTGGAAATATACCAGTAGATATATTTGCTGGGACTACTCAATCTACAGGAACTTTAACTGTAGATGTTCAACCTATAGCTGGTGACACCATGACTATAGCAGGTAAAGTATACACTTTTGTACCTGATGGTACAGCTAATGCTGATGGTGAAATATCTATAGGTGTCGATTTAGCCGAAGCTCAAGCTAATATTGTAGATGCTATTAATGGAGATGATGGATTTAATATAGCTAATGATTCTGTTTCTATATCCGATTTTACAACAAATGAAGCGGTACTCACAGCTTTAATAGGTGGTACAGTTGGCGATGCTATAGATACTACTGAGACTTTTACAGCAGAAACAAATATATTTGCTGCGGACGTTTTAAGCGGTGGCGCAAATTGTTCTGCTGCTGATGCTATAACAGCTTTAGCTGCAACTATATCTAATGATATTTCAGCTACAGATGGAACTGGAGATACTTTAGTTATAGAGAGTGATATTGGTGGTGTATTAGGTAATTCAATAGATGTATCTACTGATATAGCTAATGCTTCATTAGGTGATACTCATTTATCTGGAGGAATAGACGGAACTCCTGGTTTAGAAGGAGAACGTATGATAGATGCTGATTACTATTATGTTTGTTTAGCAGATAATGATATTTCAGGAGCTAATTGGAGAAGAACGGCTCTAGAAACATTCTAAATTGGAACCTACTATAAAATAAGGAGGTGACCGCATGGAGGAAACATTTAGAAATAGACTTAAACATGCTTGGAATGCTTTTCTAAATAAAGAAGAACCTAGATATTATCCTTATACTTATTATGGGACGTCTTATCGACCTGATAGGGCGCGTTTTAGTTTAGGAAATGAACAATCTATTGTTTCTGCTTTATATAATAGAATAGCTATTGATATAGCATCTATAGAAATACAACATGTACGACTCGATAAGGATAGAAGATATTTAGAAACAATACCTTCAGGTTTAAATGAATGCTTAACCTTAAGTGCTAATAAAGATCAAACAGGAAGAGCTTTTATGCAAGATGTTATTATATCTTTATTCGACGAGGGCGCTGTTGCAGTAGTTCCAACAGAAACATCCTTAAATCCAGCTGTGTCTGGTAATTATGATATATTTTCTATGCGTGTTGGGGAAATATTAGAGTGGTATCCTGATCACGTTAGAGTAAGAGTATATAATGAAAAAACAGGACTTAAAGAAGATTTAACACTTAATAAAAAGTTTGTAGCAATAATAGAAAATCCACTCTATGCGGTAATGAATGAACCAAATAGCGTTCTTCAAAGATTAATTCGTAAGTTAAATATATTAGATGCTATAGACGAACAAAGTGGTTCTGGTAAATTAGATATGATAATTCAATTACCATATACTATTAAAACGGACGCTATGAGAAAGAAAGCTGAAGATAGAAGGCTTAGTATTGAAAATCAATTAAAAGGTTCCAAGTATGGTATAGCTTACGCTGATGGTACAGAACGGATCATACAGCTTAATAGACCTGCGGAGAATAATTTAATGGATCAGATAAAATATTTAACGAGTACGCTATACAGCCAGTTAGGTATTACTGAGAAGGTTTTTGATGGTACCGCCGACGAACAGACTATGTTAAATTACCATAATAGAACATTAGAACCTGTTATATCAGCTATCGTAGATGAGTATAAAAGGACATTTTTAACTAAAACAGCTAGAACTCAACTACAATCTATAATGATATTTAGAAATCCGTTCAAGTTAGTACCAGTTAATGACTTAGCCGATATAGCAGACAAGTTTACTAGAAATGAAATACTATCGTCTAATGAACTTAGAGCTATAGTTGGATATAAGCCTGCTAAGGATGAAGGTGCTGATGAATTACGAAATAAAAACCTTAACGTAAAGGAAGAAAGACCTACTCCTAACGTTAAAAAACAAGAGAAGGAGGAAAATAATGAAGTATGATTTTAGTGGATACGCTACCAAGAACGATTTAAAATGTTCAGATGGTAGAGTTATTAGAAAGGATGCGTTTAAACATAACGATGGACAAACCGTACCTTTAGTATGGCAGCATATGCATAATGAACCTAATAATATTTTAGGACATGCACTTCTTGAAAATAGAGATGATGGGGTTTATGCATATTGTAAATTTAATGATACAGAATCCGGTAAGAATGCAAAAGTATTAGTAAAACATAAGGATATTTCAGCCTTATCTATTTATGCTAACTCTTTAAAACAAAAAGGTTCAGACGTATTACATGGAGCTATAAGAGAGGTAAGTTTAGTATTATCAGGAGCTAATCCCGGAGCATTGATCGACAATTTAGCTATAGAACATAGTGATGGAAGTACTGAAACAGATGAAAAAGAGGCTATAATATATACTGGAGAAGAAATTTCTTTAGAAGAAGTTGAGCATGAAGATAAAGAGAAGACACTTCAAGATGTATTTGATTCGTTGAACGATGATCAAAAAGATCTATTTTATGGTATGTTAGCACATGCCCTAGAGAGTATGGATGACGAAGAAGCTAAACATTCAGATGAAGCTAAAAAAATAATAAAATTCTTAGATGATAATACAAAATCAATTGAACACCAAAAAGGGGGAGAAGATATGAAAAAAAATCTATTTGATAACGATAACAAAGATAAAAAAGAGAACGAATTAACACATTCTCAAATACAGACTATATTTGATGATGCTAAAAAATCAGGTTCTCTAAAAGAAAGTGTTCTTAAACACGTTGATGAATATGGAATTACAAATATAGATTATTTGTTCCCGGACGCTAAAACTGTTGATAAAACACCTGAATTCATAAAAAGAGAAACTACCTGGGTTGATGGAGTTTTAAATGGTGCTAAACATACACCTTTTTCTAGAATTAAATCTTTACATGCTGATATAACTGCCGATGAGGCAAGGGCTAAAGGTTATGTTAAAGGTAGTTTAAAGAAAGAAGAAGTATTTGCATTACTAAAAAGAACCACTAGCCCTACTACTATCTATAAGAAACAAAAATTAGATAGAGATGATATACATGATATTACAGACTTTGATGTTGTAGCTTGGCTAAAAGGTGAAATGAGAATTATGCTTAATGAGGAAATAGCTAGAGCATCTCTTATAGGAGATGGTAGAGCTATAGATGATCCTGATAAAATAGACGAAAACGCTATAAGACCTATTTATAAGGATGATGATTTCTATTCTCATAAAGTTAAGATTGATGCTGGAGCAGACGTAAATGATATTATAGAGGCTATTATTAGAGCTAGAAAGAACTATAAAGGTAAAGGAAGACCTTCTTTCTATACTACATCAGATTTACTTACCGATATGTTATTAGCTAAAGACTCAAATGGTAGAGATTTATATCCTTCAGAAGCAGAATTAGCTAAGAAACTTAGAGTTAAATCTATTATAGAAGTAGAAGCTATGGAAGGTTATGAAAGAAATGATGGTGTAGACGACTTAGACCTTATTGGTATTATAGTTAATATGAGTGATTATACTATAGGCGCCGATAAAGGTGGAAAGATTGGAATGTTTGACGATTTCGATATCGACTATAACCAATATAAGTACTTAATTGAAACTAGATGTTCAGGCGCATTAACAAGATATAAAACCGCATTAGTAATCGAACAGAAGAAAGCTGCTGGATAAAAAAATAGGAGTTTGATATGGCTAAATATTATGGAACAGTAGGATATGCACAATTAGTACAAACTTCGCCTGGAGTATGGGAAGAAGAATTAACCGAAAAGAAATACACTGGTGATGTTATCAGAAATACTAGACGTTGGCAGGCAGGAGAAGGGTTAAATGACAATTTAAATATTAACAACAAAATAAGTATATTAGCTGATCCATACGCCTATCAACACTTTCATAATATGAGATATATTGAATGGTACGGGGCTAAATGGAAAATAACTAACATAGAAGTACAGAGGCCTCGTCTTATTTTAACTATAGGAGGGGTATATAATGGGGACACGACTTGATTTACAATCGCTTTTGGAGATAACATTAGGTTCTAATAATGTATATTTTCAACCACCTCCTACTGTTACTTTAGAATATCCTTGTATTGTGTATAGACGAACAGCTGATAATGTCGAATATGCGGATAATTGTCCGTATAAGCGAAGAAAGAGATACACAGTAATAATAATCGATAGAAATCCAGATAGTATAATACCCGATAAAGTTGCTAAATTACCATATAGTTCTTTTAGTACGGCTTATACTAAGAATAATTTAAATCATGATGTTTATAATATATATTATTAAAAGGAGGAAACAATATGCCTAGAAATATTAATTGGGACGAAACCGGTAAGTGATTTTATGAAACCGGTGTTGATAGAGGGGTACTCTATAGAAAACAAGTTGATGGAAGCTATAAACACGGAGTAGCTTGGAATGGATTAACTAATGTTTCAGAAAATCCAACTGGAGCAGAACCTAATCCTATATATGCAGATAATATTAAGTATCTAAATCTATTATCTGTTGAAGAGTCAGAAGGAACAATCGAAGCTTATACTTATCCTGATGAGTTTTCAGAATGTGACGGCACAGCGGAACTTACAACTGGAGTTCTAGTAGGACAACAACCTAGAAAGACGTTTGGTCTTGCTTATAGAACTAAGATTGGTAACGACGTTGATGGCGAAGATCATGGCTATAAGTTACATTTATTATATGGAGCTTTAGCTGCACCTTCAGAAAAATCTTATCAGACTATAAACGATTCACCAGAAGCTGTAACTTTCTCTTGGGACTATACAACAACTCCTGTAGAGATAGAAGGTATGAAACCATCAGCAATAGTAGTTATTGATTCTACTAAGGTAGATTCTGCTAAGTTAGCAGCCTTAGAAGCTATATTATACGGAGTTGACGCAGTGGAAGGAAGATTACCATTACCTGATGAAGTATTAAGTATAATAGAGTCTGACGCTCCTTCTGCAGTAGCTTTATCTTCTTCTGTACCAGTTGACGAGGCTACTGATGTAGCTATAGACTCAACAGTAGTTCTTACATTTAATAACGCTATAATGTCTGAATCTATAAGTATGATAGATGAGCTTGGAGATCCTGTTGCTTTCGCTAAATCTTGGGATTCTGAATCTAAAGTTCTTACACTTACACCTTCTAGTAACCTAGACAATAATGTTACTTATATTGTTACGGTTGCAGGCGTAGTTGACGTTTATTCTCAAGCATTAGCTACAGAAACAATTAACTTCACAACCGTAGCACTTTAATTCTATGAGCCCTCTTAATGGGGGCTCTAACAAAAACGAAAGGAGTTTAATATGTTAAAGAAAACTATAAAATTTACTGATTATAATGGAGTAGAAAGAGAGGAAGATTTCTACTTTAATCTTTCAGAAGCTGAAGTTATGGAAATGGAAATGAGTCATAACGGTGGTATAACCACAATGATCCAAAGAATAGTAAAAGAGAAAGACCAAGAAAAGATTGTTGAGATTTTCAAAGACCTAATACTTAGAGCTCATGGTAGAAAGTCTGATGATGGTAGAAAGTTCATTAAGAACCAAGAAATTAGAGACGACTTCCTACATACTGAAGCTTACAGTAAACTGTTTATGGAATTAGCTAGTAGTGACAAAGCTGCGGCGGATTTTGTTAATGGGATAGTTCCTAAACCTAAAAAACAACCTAATACTAATCCGAACGCTAAATAATAGTAAGGAGGTTAGAGATGTTAGAGATAACAATTCCGTCACAAGAATTATGG